GCTTGCTGAATCTGAATCACTCACTGAATCTGAATCACTCGTTGAATCTGAATCACTCGTTGAATCTGAATCACTCGCTGAATCTGAATCACTCGCTGAATCTGAATCACTCGTTGAATCTGAATCACTCGTTGAATCTGAATCACTCGTTGAATCTGAATCACTCGTTGAATCTGAATCACTCGCTGAATCTGAATCGCTCGCTGAATCTGAATCGCTCGCTGAATCTGAATCACTATCTGATGTAGAATCACTACCCGAATCTGAACCGCTATCTGAATTAGAATCGCTGCCAGAATCTGAACCACTATCTGAACCTGGGTCAGAATCTGAATCCTCTGGAATTGGTTCAATTTCACCCGGCTCATCAGGTTGTTCAGGAACCACAGGTTTATCGATACCGTCACCAGAACCTGATCCGTTATTAAATGCTACTTCGTTGTCCCATGACATAGAGCGCCAAATTATATTTGAGTTATATCCATATAAAGTTGAACGTAAAGCTAAATCACCTTTGCTATTCGGATCAATATGACCATTAACAACTACAATATACGGTGTTGTAATTTGATCATCAGGCGTATTAAACTCTACTTTATATTGATTTGGATTTGGGAATGTAATATTTACACTATTAGTGACATCCTCAAAGTTTTCTGGATTCACAAAGTAACTTTCAGATAAATCAGCTGCATTATCTACTTTATATACTTTAATACTTGTATTTTGCTGATCTATTAATGCATTACTATCCGTATTTGGTTTTAAATTACCTGTTAAAACCGGTGCAATAACGTTATCTCCACTTGGATTGACATAAATTGTCTGACGATACGTATTATTTGTTTTATCGATTTGGTCAATTGTACCTTTAATAGATAAGTTATAAAACTTACCATATTTTTCATAATCTACTAATACTGTTTTGTTTGCTGTTGTATTTCCTATGCCAGTTGTCAATGTCACATTACCTGTTTTCGTTACATTTTCTGGATCAATGTATGCAGGCACAGTTAGTGTTGCTTTAACATCATTTTTAGTATCAACATAGTCTGTAAATGTATAAATAACATTACCATCACTATCGATTACACCATTTGCCAATACTTGATCTCCGGCCATAATTGGTGGCACTTTAGCAGTTGAAGTTACACCATTTAAGTTTAATTCTTTGGGCACAGTTATTTTGAATGTGTCACCTTGAACCGCAGAATTTGGTACTGAGAAACCATAATTCAGTTTGACATAACCTGCTTGGTGCGGATACACAGTCGTACCAGAGTCAATACCAACTGTCACATTCGTCAACTGATTCGTAATATCTGTGCCAACAGCCGGTGCATCTGCAGCCGCTAAACTAAATGCTCTCATTCTAGACGCACTTGTATTAACCGTTTGATTAACTACATCTTTATTACTTGCATCTGTACTCTGTGGAGCTGATTCATTGTTTGAAGGTGTTACTTCAGTTGAAGTGTCTTGCGTTGTTGAAACATTTTCCGCATTTGTAGAATTTTGAGGTGAATTTACAGATGATACTGTATTAGTATCATTAGAAGTCGTTTCATTACTTGTTTGATTCACTGATTCTTCCGCATTTGTATTGCTTGATTGAGTTGTTGCCGGTGTATTAGCTTGATTCGTTGCCGTAGTAGTAACTTCACCAGTTACCGGTGTTTCTTCTGTAGTTGCATTTGTTGATGCTGATTGTGTCGTTTCCTGTTGTGCTGGATTTTGCGCTACATTCGTTTCGTCACTATTAGTGTTTGTCGTTGTATTAGAATCACTCACGTTTGTGTTGTCTGTTTTAGGTGCAGCATTAACGCTACTTGGATCATTACTTTTGCTCTCATTTCTCGTATTTTCCGTTTGTGTCATACTATTTTCACTTGCATCTGCTTCTTTACTGCTGAGTAGTCCAAAACCGATTAACGTACCTACAAGCACTGAAGCCACGCCAATCGATTTTTTACGAATTGCGTGTTTTTCTTGTTTCTTCATATTCATTTTATTCCCTCTTTTTAAAAAGTCATTTTATATTAACTGTATACCCTTTTAATATATATTTAATCTCTATTAATGCAATTATACACCAAAATTGCATAATGGCAATTAATTTGTTTTAGAATTTTATTAACTACAATAAATATTTACAACAAAAAGCTTTTCATTTTCTCTGTTTTGAAAATTGCAAACGACAACGCACGATTTCATTGCAAACAATTTGTATTCTTAATATGAACTCTGCCTAATGTAATCCTAACTTGAAATCATATTTTTTCAAAAGCAGATGTGTAATTTATGGTACCTGTTTTTCCCGCTAAACTTTTCACTTTTAATTCTTTAATTAAAAACGCTTCATCTGGTATACCATCATATGGTGGATAAATGTCGTACATACTTGCGCGTTGATATCCTAGATTGGCATAATACTTCGGCCATCCTAATACACTGATAAAATTATATCCTTTTAATATTGCTTCTCGTTCTAATGCTTGAATCAATCGCTTCCCAATACCTTTATTTTGATGATGAATATCAACAGATACAGGTGCTAACACTAATCCAATTTCCCGTTGTGCCTCGTTATCAAGATAAACTTCACTTAGTAAACCGTGCCCTACAACTTCATTTTGAAGAACAGCTACTAATTCTAAGTTATTGTCATACGTATCACTTAGACGAATTTGGTCTACTAGTTCTAATTCATTACCATAACCATGTTCACTATTTTCAAATGCCGTTCTAATTAACTGGTCAACTTGAGCAAAGTCATGTTGATGTATTTGTCTAATTTGCATCTTTGCCCCTCCTTTTAGTTCTATCTTATAGAAAAATGCATTACAACATAAAGTAATATTTTATAGTAATGACGCCATTATTTCATTAAAATTGAATGATATTTTTCGCAATAAACAACTACACTCTTAAATCAATTTTTAGATAAACTGCAAATCATAAATTTCTTTATTATTATAATTATTAAAACGGTCGATTTGACCTTTTAATATAACTTCCTGTTGTTTGCGACTTACATTATGATAATAAGTCATACGTACATTCAAATCAGCTTCATAACCATTATTCTCAATCGTTCTTTCTAATTCTTCGTACACATTTTTATTAATTGGTAACATGTACCCTTCTTTACTAGGTAAAATATTCACGTATTTTTTCTGTATGACTTTATCATTCCCCAATAAAACCTCTATTGCAATTTTTTTAGCAGCACCACCACCTAAATTATATAGTTTAATATAATCTTTATGATGATGCTCATCTGTAGCCGAATTCATTATATTAAGTTGACCCCCCTCCCTTTCTAATAAAATTTGGTTAAAACCTAAAGCTGGCAGAAAGCTAATTTTCATTTGATAAAGTTGAACTGAAACTGATACAAAATAAAATAAAGCCATAATAAATGTTCCAATAGATCCTATAGCTGAAATAATATTAATCATTAAGATATCACCCTTCCCTTAAGAAATTTATATGATTAATTTCAAACTGAAAAATCATTTTACTTAATCGTTTATATCCAAAAAGAAACATTTTAAACGTTATATTCGACTGCTCATATAAAAAGTTTTGCTTTATAGTCTTAAGTAATTTTTTAACCATCAAGTACGTTTATTATTATGGCAATCTATTTGCTTTGACTAAAGAATACAATAACGCTTTTAAGAGCTCCCATCTTTGAGCATTATTTCCAATTTAATAACTCATGTTCTTCAATACATATTCATCTCATACAAATAAGTTGAATTTTTTTATTTTTATAAACGTAATTTCTTAACAAATCAAAATTTTACATTTAAATCTTTCGATATATTACAAGTTTTTTAAAAAAGTAATATATTTCTATCAATAAAAGTAATATAATATTAGTAATTATAGTTCCATTAATTTATTGCAACAATACATAGAATCATTATTACAAGAATTATTTAATATCATCTTAGAATCTCACAAAATATCAACTTTGTTTAATTACTCAAAACGATAAGCAATTTTATATCGTTACGAGTTTTTAAAAATAAATTTTTGCGAAATAAAGGAGACATGTTAAATGAAAAAAGTAATGGGGATATTATTAGCAAGTACACTTATCTTAGGTGCTTGTGGACATCATCAAGATAGTGCAAAAAAAGAGAGCACTAGTCACAAAAAGAAAGAAAATGACAATGAAGAATTAAATGAAGAACTTAAAGAATTTAAAAGCAAAAAAAATATGGATATAAAAATTAAAGGCGATACTATTGTTAGTGACAAATTTGAAGCTAAAATAAAAGAACCGTTTATCATCAATGAAAAAGATGAGAAAAAGAAATATATCGCTTTTAAAATGGAAATTACTGCTAAAAAAGACGATAAAGATTTAAATCCATCTTCTATTTCTCATGACTATATTAATATCACTCAAGATGATAAAAATACAGTAAATAAATTAAGAGATGGTTATCTTTTAAGTGATAAAAAATATAAAGATTGGACAGAACATAACCAAGATCAAATTAAAAAAGGCAAAACTGCACAAGCCATGTTTATCTATGAGTTAAGGGGTGATGGAAATATTAATTTAAATGTCCATAAATACTCAGAAGATAAAACAGTTGATTCTAAATCATTCAAATTTAGTAAACTTAAAACCGAAGATTTTTCTCATAGAGCGGAAACAAGAGAAGAAGTAGAAAAGAAAGAAAAAGAATTTGAAGAAGAGTACAAAAAAGAACAAGAACGAGAGAAAGAAAAAGAAAAGCAAAAAGATGACGACCACAGTAGTTTAGATGAAGTATAAATTTATGAATGCTCGCATTTAGCGTTATAATCTTTGTAATTATTATTGTCATTGTAAATTAGCTTACTTACACTCATAATGACACACTAATTTAATTGTTAAATATAACAAAAAAGAGTAGCTCGCCTACTCTTTTTTGTTGTTTTGAAATGGTCATTTTTGAAATGACTCGATCATAATTTCACGAATACCATGCAACATTTTTCGTGAACTCATTTTTCAAACAATACTTAATTTGTTACTATTTCACTTCTTTTTATTATTAGATGAAAACAAAAATGCTCCAAAAAAGAGTAAGGGAAAAATAACAAACAAACGAGCATCAAATGTATTTTTCCCAAGAATTACAGGTAAAGATATATAAATAATAAAAGTTATTATTAAAAACAACAAATAAACTTTTTTATTGGTACTCATCACAAACACACACCTATAATACAATAGCAATGAAAGCTCTTGCTACAATATATGCAAATTGTTTATTGAAACCAAAATTATTAGTCAATCCTGTAGCTATACCCTCAGCTAAATTACCCTCAAAACCTGTTAAAATATCGCAAAACTTATTAATACTTTGATAATGGAACATAACTAGCTTTGTGCCAGTAGTATTTTCTATTTTAGCAACTAATTTATCCCAAGCTTTCTCTCCAATCTTATTTACAGTAGCTCGGATAGCTTTAGCTCCAGCTTTTGCCGTTATAGTAGCTTTACCTCTCTCTGCAACACCATTTTTATAATCTCTAACTTGCCCTTTTAATTTTTCAGTTACACTTGGGTCTTTAAAATCTTCTTTACTATTATCTATCTCTTCTAACAAAGCATTTCCAATTTTTTCTCTTTGCTTCATTTCCTTATCAACCGCTTTAGCAGTTTCAGCATTAGCTTTACCTGATTCTACCGTAGAATAAACAGGCCCCACCAAAACAAAAGACGCAATAGTAGCAACGGAAATTTTTCTTAAGTATTTGTACATTGTAAAAACTCCTTATTAGAACTTATACAATCCCTTAATAAACACCCTTTTTCAGCATATCATATAATAATTATCTTTCAATCACTTTTGGACATCAAGATTCATTTCCATATTCTGGCAGTCTATATTAGCCACTTCACATCATATTTAACACATATAACAGTTTCGCAATTACGATTATCCCGAAAATTTCAATATAGAATTTGTCCAATTAAGTGTAGACGATTCACAGTTAAATACTTAAAAGGCACTACCAACTAAATTTGGTGGTGTCTTTTTGTATCATGTGCATTTTCTGTGCGCTTTTTGTGCACTCTAAAATAAAAAGCCCACAACCACAAAGGCTGTAGGCTACAAATATGGAGACGGCGGGATAAATCTTATCTTGGTATATAGCTGAAAAGCCTATAACTATGCGGTTTACAAGCAATTAAGTTTAGAAAGAAAACTAAAGAAATAGAACTAAATTGACACGTATTTGACACGCGCAAACCTAAAAAATAACCACGTCAATTAAGACGTGGTTTTCTAATTATTTAACTTACTAATTTTCTTTTGATATATTTTGGGTATGCTTTTTGCGGGTACAAATCGCCTTTTTTATGGTCAAGTACTACGTATCTATCGTTTACCCAATATATTTCATGTCTTCCATCTGTGATTTTTATAAAGTTTTTTCCTGATTCAAATACTTCTTTTACATTCAAATTTTTAAATTCTTCTTTTGTAACAAACATATTTTTTAGCTCCTCTATTTATCTTCTTTGTTTTCAAGTGATCTTTGATACTCGTATAACTTTATTATCGTTCTGAATCTGGCATCTGATAAAGATGTTTTTCCATTCCTTAAATCTTGCACAGTTTGATATGGTAATCCGGAATTTTTAGCAATTTTATATCCCGTTTCTTTTTCGAATAACTTTTCTATTGATTCAATTATTTCTTTTATTGCTGTCATTTTTATCCCTCTTCCATAAATTGATAAGCAGTAAAGTAGTAAGCAGTGCAACAACACTTTTACTTATATCGTTGCCTAAAAACACGTTTATCCAAATAAGAATGATTAAAATAATGTAAATTGTTTTCATAGTATTTTAGTGTTAGAATTTATATATAGACAGCCCTTTCGGGCTTGTCTACTTACTTATCGTCTTTTTTCAATGTTTTCGCTATGGCAATTGCTGACATTGTATAAAAGGCGATTTCTGCTATAGTTTTAAAATTTTCTAACACTTTTTATCCTCCTCTCAACTGGCATACCTTATTATAACACGGTTAAACGTGATATGCAATACTTTTTATAAACTTTTTTCGTTTTTTTGCATAAAAAAATAGGCAAGTACCGAAGTACCTGCCTGTTATCAACATTTAAATCTTGAGAGAAATGTTAAAAAGTTCTAGTAAAATAATAGCACATTTTATCTTTAAATGTAAATAGAAAGCAGGTGTGTAACGCACCTGCTTAAATAGACATGACTATGTCATTCTAACTGATTTCTCCCCATAAGTCACCTAATATCTGATTAGGTGGGGCAGAACCATTCCATGTTCTAATAGGCAAGTAATAACGTTGCCCCTCCCATGTATATCCTACCCAAACATGACCATCTTGTAACATCACTTCTGTATAATCACAATATCCACCAGGTTGGAATTGGTAAGCTACTGGGCATGATAAGAATGGTCCTATTTTTCTTACAGTGATTGGTTGATTACCGTTTGTGAATCTAGCATTTTCTTCCATGTAGTAAGTACCATATTTATTACGTTTCCATGCACTCGCAACTGGTTTAACTGTATTACTTGAAGCGCTTGACTCATTAGAGACAGTGGCAACTGGTATCTTACCGTCCATATACACTCTGATTTGCTTGATAAAGTAGTCTTTAAGTTGTAATTGTTTATCTTCCGGCAATAGACCGCGAGTTACTGGATCAAAACCAGTGTGTAAAACCGAACTTCTATGAGGGCATGATGTTGAAGTAAATTCATTATGCAATCTGATTGTATTTCTGTTTGCTGGTAATCCCCATTTTTTCAACAATCTAGCGCATTCTTGGAAAGTCGCCTGTTCATTTTTTAAAAACGTCGCATTGTCTGCTCCCATTGATTGACACACTTCAATACCGTAATAATATTTATTGCCTAATTGGTTAGCAGTATGCCAACCTACTTGCGATTCATCTAAAGCTTGCCACACTGTGTTACCTGATACATAACTATGCGCAATACCCGCTTCTAATCTTGATAAAGGTGCGTTAACTAATCCGTTTCGATACACTTCTGCTGTTGCCCCTTTGCTTCCTGCGTCGTTATGAATAATTATACCCTTAGGATTACCACCACGTTTAGGAAGGTCATAACCTTTAACCACATCTTTGATAATTTTAAGTTCTACCGCTTTAGGTTGTGGCTTAGCTGTTTCCTTTTTGGATGCTTGCGTAGGAGATTGTATTGATCGTGGAGCTGTTTCGCTTTTGAAGTTAGGACGGATAAACCACATAGGGAAATCGTAAGCATGTTGTCGTCTTGTAACTTTTTCCCAACCCCAGCCGGGTTGTTCGATTCCGTCAGTCCAGCCACCGCCTAGCCAATTCTGCTCATATACAATGATGTAATCTAAAGTTGCTTCAATTACCCATGCAACGTGACCATATCCAGCACCGTAGTTGCTACCGAATACCACCATGTCGCCAGGTTGTGCTAAGAAATCCGGTGTATTTTGGTATACAGTAGCTAATCCGTCGAAGTTGTTAGCGAACGGAATATCTTTTGCACCTACACCTTTTAGGAGTAATCCGAACAAAACTTTCCAGCCAGCATTGGCATAGTCAAAGCATTGAAATCCATACCAAAGGTCGATATTAAATTGTTTTCCCTCAGATGTTTTCAACCACTCTATAAACTCTTTTTTAGTTAATTTTGCTTGCATTGTCGCCACCTCCATGATGATACTCGTTCACGTCAAAACCAACTTCATTAGAGGCGTCTGTAAACGGCTGTGATGTATCATATTCTTTCGGTGCTTTTGTACTTAATTCTGGTGTTAAACTACTGTCTTGAGACGTTTTCCACGTAACCTGTTGTTCTTCTTTGCTACTATCTCTAGGCGCTTGATATGTCTGTGCTATAGATGAATCGGCAACACCTTTTGACGTTGGGTCGGTAATAACGCCAATACCTGTAAGTAGCGTGAGGATAGCACCTATAATCGCGCTAGCTTGATTTAATTGAGTTGATAAATCGAATCCGAATAAGTCTGTAATTTGCTTGATAAATAACAACAATGCACCAACTAAACCTGTTAATACTGCTTTATTTTTAAATCTTAATTTCCAGTTAATATCCATTTGTTTGCTCCTTTTATCCAAAATAAAAAGCCAACCTCGAAAGGTTAGCTTTAAATTAGATTCTTAATAATCTGTCGTATATTACATTTGAGATTGCGTACCCACCTATTTTGTTAGGATGCACACCGTCGGAATACATTAATTCATTTGTTTTAGTTAAATCAAAATTACCTAAGTTTCTGTAAAGGCTCACATGACCTATTTTTAATTCTTTGGCTATGTCACACTGTTTATTACTGTAATCTTCGATTGTGTGCAATGTGCCTGTGTATTTATTGCCACTTGGCGCAATTAAAAAGATGCTAGCGTTTGGTTTCGCTTGTTTAATCCTCGAAATGATTTCTTTCATATCTCTTTCATAATCTGAAATAGGAACATTGCCGACCATGTCATTTGTTCCAAGCAAAATGCCAAAAGTATTAGCTTTACAACGTTTCAGTTGTTTAATGTAGTTATCCCTATCTGTACTAGCGATATGAGAAGCTCTCAAACCACCATTTCCAACTTTATGAATAACCACGCCTTTATTACCTTTATATGCGTATGAGCCTACGAATGTTACTGTTCCACTTACAATTTCGATGTTGATTGTGTGTTTGCCTAAGCTAGTTGTTATTGGTGTAACTTCTTGTGATGTTGCATCAACATTTATCCATTCATTACCGTCGATGTTGTAGCGCCATTGACCTGTGTTAAGTGTATGAACCTCATAATAGTCAACGTCTTCCGCAAAAGTAACTTTGATACTGTCGCCTGTTGTGCTACTTTCAATCATAGCGCTGTCTATTCCTTTAGACTGCGAAATATTACCTAATCCCTCATCATACTGCGTCCAGTTGCCTGTTGTGCTAACAGTTACAGAGCCGTTTCCAACATGATTATTAGCTAATCCGACAAACCCTATACCACCATCGCCATACAACTTTGTCATTCTGTCTCTTAATGGTAATGTCAAACGGTCTCCCGCTTTGAATTCACCCCCTTGCACCCAACTATCGCCAATGATAGTTATTTCAGTCCTAGTATTTGCATTGGGGTCGAAAAGTTTACTTATTTCAGCGGTATATGTTTGTAAGTTACATTTACCGTAACTGTCTGGATATTCTTTATCTTTATTAGCTGAAAAACTTGATACCTCTAAATATTTGCTAGGTATATAGCGTTTATACTCTATAAAATTCTTTGGCAGACTGTCGCCTTTTACAATCATTGTTCCGTTGGTTGCGCTAGTTGTTGCAGATATTCTTATAAAAATAGCGTTACTAGGAACTGTAATTGTATTTGTTGATGTCGTGCTAGTTTTGATAAAGTTTTTGTTTGTATCATAAAAAGCGTATAAGTTGTTAGTATTATTTTTAGATAGAGATGTAGCACCTGTGATATCGATGAAATTACTTGATACGTAATTCGCATTTGTACTTAACGCACCTGTTGTAGGATTAACATAAACGCCAGCAGTAACATCACTAGGGTTAAATAAATTTGACGAACTTTCTGAAAAACTCAACTTATCAATTGAAATCGTGTTGTTTTTAACATTTTCATTTACTACACTTTCGGATTTTAAATTGATGTCTAATTGAGGCAAGTTTAATTTGAAAGGTTCATAACCAGTATATTTATCGTTTTTTTCGATTTGATACACTTTGTAATTATATGTGTCTACACCCTCTTTAATGCTTGTTGCTTTAATGTAGTGTGCGTTTGTAGGCGTGGTAAAAGTCCTAGTGCCTTTTGGATTTGTGACACGCGCTAATCCAGATATAAACGTTTTGTTGATATCGTAAAAAGCGATTGGGTCTGCATAATTTTGCGTGTATACCGTATTAGGAGCTACCGGCAAAAATTTACTTGTTACATAATAAGCGCTATCACTTACTATTCCTGTTGTGTTGCTAACAATCCTACCTACTTCAATATCGGTAGTATCAAAAATGTTCTTACCAGTTTTGATAAAATCCGTTTTGTTATAAGTAACGGCATTATCTTTAATAATGTTTTCGCCAGCTTCTCCCTTTAACGCATCTCGTTGTTCTTGAGTTAAATTTTCAAACCTTATAACACCCTCAGCACCTCGTTCGCCAGCTTCTCCTTTTTCCCCACGTTCGCCACGCTCGCCCTTAAACTTGTCTGCATTGTCAGCGATGTATTGCTTAGCAGTTGTGTTTAATGTTTCTTTGAAGTCGTCTCCTAATAATTCACTAGCGCTTGTACGGATAATTCTTTTTACAGTGTCCTCAACTAATGTGATAGACACCTCTTTTTGCACTGCGTCGTCTATACCGCTATCGATAATGTAGAAATGGAAGTTTGCGACGTGTATTCTTTCGTGGTCATTCTCTAGAAACAACTTACAACGCACCATACCGACGTGTTTAATAACGTTTTTGGGTATCTTGTAGGTAAGGAACCCTTTTACATTATCGTCGATTAAAACGGGCTCATTTTTGAATATAGAACCGTCTTCCAAGAATAGATGTAACTTAGGTGTCAAATTGCTTTCTTTGAAGTTGATTCTACCTTTTTCGTCGTTGATACCGATTCTGACATAAGCTGTGTTTTCGTCTTCTGTGTAGAAGCGACAACCGATGTCGCCGATATCAACAGTTTTGTTATTTATTCGCGTTTCAATGTCTTTTATTTTGTACATTTACACACCTCTTTATTTATATTTATCCCTTGTAAAGTAGATACCTTTTAAGCCGATTTGTTTATATAGCTTAGCGATTGTACTTGCTTGATGTTGGCACCACTCTATAGCAGTAGCGTATTGGTGTGTAGCTGGATTCTTAGGATTCCATCTGATTCTGTACAGTGTATTCTGTCCTTTGTTGATGTAATCCTTTCTTACGAAGCTAGCACCTCCCATAATTGCTTTTGCTGGAGTTGTCCAACCTTTATTTTTAGCGAACGTCATTGCGTAGTTTGGATTATTGTCATAAGCACCGATACCAAAGTAGTTGTATACCCCATCTTTTCCGTTAGCGAAGTAACTAGTGCCATAACCACTCTCTAAAAATGCGTGCGCGATTAAATATATTTCGTTAATGTTGTTTTTCTTACAAGCTTCTGCGAACGCTTTACCTTGATTATTCAATGTCCCCTTACCTTTAAGTATCTTATTAAGCGAACTAACTGAAACGCCTTGATACTTGCCTAAATTAAGCATTTGGTAGCACTGCGTATTACTTTCCCATATTCGTTTAACATTCATTGCTGAACTCGTTTGTGCTCGTGTAGCGTTAGCCCAACCCCAAGCATTAGATTTTTTCGGGTTACCTCTTGCCATTTGTTTATCCAGTGCTTGTTTGAATGTATAAGGACTCGTTTCTGTTATGATCTGCGGTTGTTTAGATGCCGAGCCATTATTAGCTGTTGGTGATGAGTCTCTTACATTCGCTATATCAGCGTTTTTATTATCTACCATAACTTTTATTCTAGATTTTGTTACTGTTGGTTTAGTTATAGAATTTAATAATTTTTCTCTGTTTTTAAATATATTAAGTAATGCCTTTTCTAATGCTTCGTATTTATCTTTAGGGGGAACACCGTTGTCAATCATATTCCAATTAACATGTTCCAACATCGAACGCCAAATGCTGTCGTCTACTTTTAAATTTTCAATACTTAGAGGTATCTCATATTTGGCCATCATATCTACAGCTACAACCATTGCGTGAATCTCATTAAAAATAAATTCATTTTTACTCGCACTATAATCTTCACATACGTCTATAACTATATAATCAGGTTCATTAGGAATCTCAAATACCGCTCTTCTAGGAGCCCAAATATTATGTCTATCTACATAAAAGTGGGGATATTCCACATCTTGTTTGTATTTCTTCCTACTGTTATATAAATTTTCTACTGAACTCATTGTTTGAGCATTTCTAATCATTATTCCTTTAGGTTTTTCGAGTCGTCGATTACCCTCTACTATAAAATGATAAATATATTCTGGATAATTAACTTCTTGGCTAGAAATTGTGTACTTTATAGTTGTTACATCTTTCCAAATCGGAACTTTTTTATTATTTTTTTCGTTATTATCACTGTCGTCTTCGGGTTTAGGTGCCGGCGTAGATTTCTCCGGATGATATGGTGGTCTAACAAAATATTTAACTCCTCCACCTGGTCCATCATGATAAGAGTGTTTGATTTTATACGGCGGACTTCCTGTTGCATTATTTGTATACCAGTTTTGATCCACACCATACCAATAGTCTTTTGTGCATGGCCCTACTACAATGTTCACATGACCTGCCCAACCACCAGTCCAAACACCCCAGTCGCCTGGTTGTGGTACAAAGTCTTTTGTATTTCTAATTATCTTGAAATCTCTACCTCTATAATTAGATTTCTGAGCCATAGCATCAGCATTTCCCCATGTTCTAAATCCCCAATATTTATCGAGTAAATAATTAGGTAAATCCCAGCATTGTGCTCCCATTCCAGAACCAGGTACATCAATAGCTATTTTGTTTTTAGCGATATATAACGCCCATTCAACCACTTCACTAGCTGTGGGCTTTCTATTTTTCGGATTAGGTAATCCCATGTATGCACCTCATTTCAATCAAAATAAAAAGCCAGTGCCGAAGCACTGACTCTTAACTGTTATTTACATTTACCAAACCAGAAGCACGCCCAGAAGCTATATCCTAAAATCCCTTTAAGCATGGTAATCACCTCCTTTAAATACCAAAAATAGTTCTTAGTAAAGCTATGACAATCGTACTGAAGATAGTCCCTATCAAACCGAGAATCCACATTTTCATATCGCGTATATTTTTGTCGTTTTCTTTCTTATTTTTTTCGTCTATCTGTCTTTCCCTCTGGATAGCATCTAAAGTTTTATCTAATTTAATGTTAACTTGCTCTTGAGTTTTTTGACCTAATTTAATCTCATTGAGAGTGCTAAGCATTGTTTTATCATTCTCTTCTAATCTTCTAATTCGCCATTCATGTTCGTGCCGTTTGGTAAATCCAAACATTACGCCACCTACTTTGTGTTAAATTAAAAAGCCTCAAGCATTACACCTGTGACTTTTCATCTTTTGCCTCTGGATATTTTTCACCAGTGATCAATGCATATTCTTCTTTGTCGATTACACCCATGTCTACGTACCACTTAATTTGCTCATTTTTATAGCAACCCCACACATAAAAAGTTTTAATGTCTTTAAAAGTTGGATAAATCATCTTCATCATTTAAACGTCCCCCTCAGTATTTGTTTTGTTAGTTTTCAGTTCGGTCAACTGTTGTGTTAACATAGCGTTTTGTTGCGTCAATTGCATTGTCAACATGTTCACTTGCGTCATCTGCATTTGCATACTTGCAACCATTCCACGAAGTTCTTCATCACTCAAATCTGATTCACTTTGTTGTTTTGATGCATTCGGTACGTCTTCTTTTTCGAAATTGCTATTGTATTTGATTTCGCCGTTAGTGAAAACAAACTTTCTAGGTTCGAACTCTTCTTTAAATTTGATAGGCACATTGTTATCGTCTACATCTAAACTATTGCGTAATCCGCCAGTATTAACGTATCCGATAACCTCGTTTTTATCGTTTACTGTGATTTTCATTATTTCCACCCCATAATTTTGTTTATAGTGACTTTGTTTGCGTTAGCTCCGGAACCTGTAGTTTTACCTAAATCAAAGTACACATCATTGTCAATTCTCAAGGTTGTGCCGCTCGTTTTAGTTAGTAAACATTCATAAATACCGCCACCGTTGCCATCTGCGTCAACTACATTCGCTTTACTTAATTGAATCGCGTTAGGTAATGCGGTTAGCCCGAATCCCTCAATAACGCCACCTGGATAAGTTCCACTTACTAATAAAATAGAATAGTTTGTGTATGGTTCGGTTAGATTGATTGTTGTACCTACACCACTTGCAGCACCGTCAAATAAAACTGAGGTTTTGTGCTCGTTTGGAACTGTCCATTGCGAATCGAGTTTGCCATTTATAATAGATCTTGTGTAAACTCTTTTAGAATTCGAGGGAGTAAAGTTAAACAACTTATTTGTTTCATCTTTAACGAACACAGATAGATATCCCTCATAACTTTCAACGCCACTTGGTAAATCCGGCACTCTGGTTGCATAGTAATTACCAGCAATTAAAGATCCCAAATCGCCTTGCGCATTATTCAAGTTAACTTGTATTGATTGACCGTTTGCCTCTGTCATCTTATGTTGTTGCCAGCTCGTTGTTCCGAATTTATCATCTACATACTGCTTAGCTTGATTTAAAGCATTGTTAGAAGTTTCTTCAACAAATTTCTTCGTTAATTCTTCGTCAACTTTTTTATAGAACTGATACCATGTGCCACCGATTTTATATTTTGTGTACTCATCATTTGAATCGTCTGGATACCATGTTGCACGTGCCGTACTATCATCAACAACATAGACAACTAACAAACCTGATTTCCCTAAAGTATTCGTAGTTGCTGAAACTTCAGAACCATCATCAACGCCATCTTCTTTAGGCGTCTCTAAAGTGCCTATATCTTTAAATGTTGGCGCATCTGTTGCGCTAGTGATATGAATAATCCTAGATGTATTAATTGCGCTTAAAACGCTATCTATGGACTGTTCAGACGATTCAATTGCTTTGCCATAATCATCAGTAATTTTAGACTTTTGCCAATTAACTGTTGAGTTGCCTTTGACGAGGTCGGCGCCATTAATTTGTTGCTCAACTTCATTGACACGCGCAAATATCGTTTGCTCCTTTTCAACTATTTTATTGAATTCAGCTGTAACAGCTTGTGTTGCACTATTTTGCGTCGCAGTAATAGCTTGTATAGCTTCGTTTTGTTTGATTTCGATTTGTTGAATACCTTTTGTCGCACTATCATTCACTTTTGCTATTAACGTTTGTGTATCAGCCATATTTTGCTTTAATTGGTTAAAGTCTTTACCGACAGCTTCGATAGTATCTTGAATAGATTTGATATAAACAAGCTTTGTTATGCCATCAAACCCACTAACTAAATCATTTTCAATATTGAAGCTAAATTGACGTTCAACAACAACATTATTACTCCCGTTTTGTGTAAAGAATGCCTGAGCATGGACCTTACCCGAATGTTTTAAAAATTCATTCGGTATCACATACTGCAAACGCCCATTAATTGCATCTACTATCGTTAATTCGTCTGAAATATAAGCGCCTCTATCTACGTTATAATCATCGGTTTTTAACACGATAGACGTTTTAACATGTTCAGAACTTATAGATAACGGTCTGTTATTCTTAGTTACCGAAAAATTTAAAACACCAGTTCCTCTATCTGATTCATAGAAACTGATGTTTGTATCAATAACAGGATTATATTGTGATGTTGTTTGTAACTCGATTAAGTTATCATCTTTCGAAAAATTATCTACTACCATTATACAACCTCCTTACCTTCAAATAAACTCCACTTACTAGTGCCACCAGATCCGAAGTTTCTAAGTAAAAACTGATGAGCAGATGCAAAGTTATTACGTCTTAACACTTGTGTTGTGTTGCCTGGTGTATTCGATTTTACTTCTAACACCCAACCTGCAATTCCTTTATAGTCTTTCGGGAAGTCGGTAAAGCGTTTTGATTCTTCAGCCGTGATATAGAAGTCTAGGCCAACGATTTTCAAGTCGGATAGTTTTGTGATGCTCTTAGGTATGTGTTCCCAATATCCAGCACTCTGCGGGTTAAAGTTCCATGAGCCGTTGTTTTTCTTGTTAAAGATGTCGATAACACGCTCAAATTTGAGCATATTTCTACCCGTACTGTTTCTAGTAAGCACCTGTCTTACCGCACCGTTATAATGTCCAGGTAGTACATCGAAGAACCAACCTGCATCTCTGAATTCTTTAGGTAATGCGAAATCTAGGGCATTTTGAGTATCTTGAGAGTATAAGTAGTAGTTACCAATCTCAGTAACATCACTTAGATACGCTGGGTTTTGTACTGGTAATGGTTTAACACGTCCACCTGAATCAGTCATTGATACTTGAGGTGCGATGTTTTTTAAGAATTGGTTTACACCCCTTTGACCGATAGAATAGATTGAATGATGTCTGTTGTTACCTGGTCCAATGGTTACCCCTATTAAAAGTGCTTTACGTCCTGTTTCTAGATCGTAATACATATCTAGGCCCTCAGCTTCTTGGAAGTCTCCTTTAAAGTTATTATTCACACCGCCTATATCGATACGACGTTTAAATAACAATTCTTTCGTTTTGATATCGAAGCCTTGTAAGTAGTTAGGGTTGGCTGTATTCGAATCACCTGTATACCAATATAAGATACCTGCATCATAAGCAATACCCTGCATAGGTTGCGTTAATGAAGAATATTCCATTGGTATATCCATTTGATACAAAATTTTGTCTATACCTTTGTCGATATCGTCAGCGCTTCTAACTTCAATGAAATTCAATGAATTCTTAGCTTGTTGTTCAGAAGCTTTATATTCACGTCTAAAAATCATTAAGTTTTCTACTGGATTATAAATTGCTGACGTATATCTATCGTTAAATACATTTGGCATGACGTCTTGCATTTCATTGCCGTACGTTATCTCTCCAGTTCTATATTTAAAGCGTACAAACTTATTATTTCCGTTACCGTCTAACACTGCTGAATAAATCCATAACTCATTATCAATGTATCTATACGCATTGTGTGTACCATGACCGCCATTTTTAACGAGTAATCTATCAATAAATTGGCCATTAGGTTTTAACCTAGACAACATGTAATGATTGCCTGGACGCGCTTGTGTCATATAAATGATTTTCGTTCTAGGGTCTACCCAAAATGATTGCATTACTGCGTTAGTATATGGCGATAAATCTGTGATGAATTCCGGTTCTTGCTCTTTCGGTTCGAATCGATATTCAGTTGCTCGATATTCTTTGTAATGTTCATCTACAGCTTTCTCAACCTTTTTAGTGAAAGCGTCTAGTGTTGAATAATCATGATACAAACGATCTTGTAATGTCTTATGACCATAACCAGTATTATCAACACGTGCGTCTGTCACTTCGTTAATACCGTCGCCGTTATGACCTAGTACCATGTTGCTAAATCGACCGTTTAAATATGTTAAAAAGTCAGAGACGCTACTTGTAACATTTAAATGTTCATACTTTATTTGCTCTCCATTATGTGCAAATACCTCTTTATTTCTATGATATTCAAGAGAGAAATTAAAATCAGTCAGCATGTCTGAAATAAGCTTGAAATTATACTCATTTTCATCTACATATCTGTAATCGAAAACTCTACTTAAGTCTGTAATTAATTTGTTATCCATGTCTTCCTCCTTTTCTATCCGTAAAACTGGTAATAATTTTTAATAAGTTCGTACATAATAACTTCATGACCCCTCTCGTTCGGATGCAATCCGTCTGGCATACTTGATTTTCTGAACGCTGGATTATATGGCTTAAAATAATCTGTATGATAGGCATCATATACTGGTACATCCAATTCACTACAAGCCAATATCTGAGCATTGACATAATCCTCTAAAGTTAACCCTAGTTTGTTTTTGTCCGTATCTTTACGGCGTATCGTTGTACCACTCATAGGGCATTGCCTAGTAGCTGTCATTACAAGTATTTTTGAAGCTGGATTATTTTTCCTGATAACTTCAATTGCAGAACAAAAGGCGCCGTAAAACGTTTTAGTGTCGGTTTTATCAGTGCCTATCGGTACGCCTGCCCAATAACCATGTAACCAGTCATCATCTGTACCTTGTAATATGATTAGGTCTCCTCTTATTTGCTCTGCTTGTCTATAAATGCTGTTTTCTACCGCTTCTTTACCTATTGGAACTGTTGCCATTGTTGCACCACCTCTTGCAAGGTTGGTCGTTTTAGCTTTTAACTTCTTGCCTAACATTTCTGTGAAATTAGTTTTCGCATGTGATCCTCTAGCTACAGAATCGCCAATCGTTCCAATCGTTTTTACATCTTTAATGTTTGATTTATCTATAAAATCGTGAACGATAGTGCCATCTGATGTAGTTACAGTTTTGGAGCTTACTTTCTGTTGTTTATCTTCAATCAAATCAGTTCTACTCATCAAATCGAGTGTTGATTTAGCTATTGATGCAACTTTAGATTTTAAGTTTTCTGCCGCTTTACTAGGATTGGAAAGATTAACGTCATTTAATCCAGAAACATAGTTAGCTGCAGTATTAACTTTTTTCATATATCGTTGTTCTCGATTAAACTCACCAAGCGTTACATCTTGCTTAACAATTACATTGTTTATACCCCTAACCGTTTTAACTTGTACTATACGAACTAAATCATTCAAACCTAGTTTGGTAGATTTTATTTGTACTATGTCTCCGGGTTGTGGGTCTGCTTCTGGATATGATTCTCTTAAGACCAAAAAATCTAAAGACAAAGATTGTTTTAAAGACTTTTTTAATCTTGATTGTAATTCTTTATCCATAGTTTCTTGGTCAGTCACTTTACCATCTTTAAATGGTTCTGCGTGGATATCGCCGTATATTTCAGCTAATGCACTTCTAGCTTCCATTACTAGTCCAGCATGTTCGAATGTTTCTTCACCTGAATAACTCCCGTAACCTCTAATGAAGGTGGCGAAATCACTTGCATCTTCCTCGAGTTTTATAGCGTTGGCGTTGACTTCGTCAGAAATAAAATAAGACGCTTTTTGATTTGCAAAAGGCGTCAATACAAATTTATATCTGTCTTTCTTTTTGTCATATGTGATCTTATATTCTAATCCAAAATGTTCTAAACCTTTTTTAAACATTTCTAACCTTGTGTCACCTTCACCGCCGTTTTCAAACTTTGAAGACTTAACTTTACCCTCGACTTCAAAAATCATTCCAGTACCTTGGAACACAATGTTAAAATATCTTTCTACTGTAAAAGAACCTGTTACATTGACATAAATTCTATCAATCATTAACTTGTCTATAGGAATCTCTCTAGCAGTACATTCAACAAGTTGTCTGTCGCCTTCTGATTTCCTATCAATGACAGTTATTACATATTCTTTTTTGTCATTTTCACCTTCGACATGACTAACAATCCATCTTTTCCCTATAGCGTTAATAACTTCATAAGTGTATTTGTTTTCGAGAATATCAAAAGTTAATACACCGTCAGCATTAACTTTTTTCACTAAAGTTGTTTCTACTGGTACAGGTGCGCCATTGCCTTTCGGTGGTCTTACAATTATTGTCATTCTGACACCTACTTATAATAAAATTTCAAATCAAACTGTACCTTTTGGACTGTTTGGTTAAATTCGAATTTATTCGCTCCATATTTAAACTTAGGTTGAGCTATATTTGTTTCAGTACTTATTTCAACACCATTTTTATAAACTCGGAAGCTATCATAAACAATTTTGTCTCCAGCTTTTAGTTTGATACCTTCGATTTTCATTATTTCAGCATGCGTTAAGTTCCATACAAACGATTCTGTATCTTCGCCTAAAATAATTGTTATCTTTTTATACATGTTGAATTGGTCGTTTGGAGCACTACCGTGATAGTAAACTGTATCTTTGCTAACGTTTTCAAATGTATACTGGCGCTTATCCCCGCCTGCATGCCAATCAATATTAAAATCAAACGACCACAATCCAACCTTTTTGTTTTCTTCTAGCTCTAGGCTCGTTCCAATACTTTCACCGTATGGTAATTCTGTAGTTTCGAATTTTAGTTCAAAAGAAACTTTATTACCTTTTTGTTTAGGGTTTATAACTCCGTTAAAAACAACTTTATACTGCTTACCATTTACATAAATTTGTTGATCGTGTCTTGAATATTCATAATCCGGGAAGTTGTTTTTATCTAATTTCACGTAATCATCAGAAGTTGGTTGAGTAAACCTGTAATTCAACTCTTCTTTTCTTCTGATTTCTCGTAAATACATTGGTTCTATATCAGTAGTTAACGAATACAACATATCTCGCATATAAGCAATGTCTGAACGATTTTTTACTTTACAAAAACAAGGAACAACTATATCTCTACTGATATAATTGCTCCCCATTAATATGCGACCATTCATATTTTCTTTGTCTTGATACTTTGTGTTGATTTGCATGCTATCAATTACTATATCGTTAACGATAAACCCGTATTCACTTAGTTTGATTACAGTACCATCTTTTTTAGTTAATTCTATGTCCATTTGTAACCTCCTTTACAAGTAATACTCAGAATTGCGTTTAGCATTTCTGCCGTTAACAATACTAGTAAGTGCGTCGTTATTAATATCAAGTTCAACTTTTACAGTTTTCATGTTTGGCGATGTTTCAATTGAATGTGTGTGTTGGACTTGTGCGTTGATATTGCCACCAAGATTACTTAAGTTACCAGTAATACTAGAAATGTCAGGTGCATTTAACGTAGGTTGAAATGCATCAACTACTTTATCAGCAACATTAGAAACGTTACGAATAACTTTACTTGAATGATTATCTATACCTTTAACGAAACCTAGCATTGAATACATACCAACATCCATGAATTCACGTGAAGGCGAGTGAATACCCAAAGCACTTTTAGCTGCATCTAAAGCTTTCTTAGCAACATTTTTGGCCGCATCTACTAATTGGCCAGCCATTTGGCCAATACCTCTAATTAAACCACGAATCATATCGGCACCTGCTGACACAAAATCTCCTATAAAGCTTTTTATTTTATTTACTGCATTTGTCATACCTTGACTAACTTTGTTTACAACATTGACGAATCCTTGAATAACTCTATTAACAAAGTTAATTAGCGTACTTGTTATAGTAGATACCCATTGCATACCTTTAGTGACAATGAAGTTCCAAGCTTGAGACATTTTGTCTGAGATAGTTGATACAACTTGTGTGAATATACTTACTACTTTGTTCCAAATAGTTGTTAATATACCAGATAAGAAACTCCAAATCGTATTCCAGATATTAGAAATGAAACTCCATGCCGCTTGTAACGCAGTAGATATAGCTGTAGTAATAGTGTTCCATACTGTCGTTGCTACGCTAACTATTGTGTTCCACAACGTTTGTAAAAACACCCAAATAGCATTCCAAATTGTCATTGCGATAGTCATGATTGTTGTAAACACAGTAGTTATTACAGCGACTAACAAATTCCAAACCGTAGTAGCGATTGTAATTATCGTGTTCCAGATCGTACTTAAGAACGTCCAAATAGCTGTCCATATCGTCATAACTATTGTCATTATCGTCGTGAAAACAGTTGTAATGATTGTAACTAAAAGGTTCCATACTGTTGTAGCAATAGCGATAATTCCATTCCATAGCCCTTGCAAATAAGCAACTATTTGATTCCAAATAATCATTATGAAATTGTATACATTTGATACCGCTGTAGTGATAGCTTTTAAAATAGCATTCCATACAACCGAAGCTACAGTTTTCAACACATTCCAAACTGTAACCATAAACGTTTTTATAGCATTCCAAGCATTTATAATAAAGTTTCTAAAACCTTCGTTTTTATTCCATAACAAAACAAATATAGCTATTAAAGCAGCGATTACACCAATAACTATTGTTATTGGACCACCTAAAATACCAAACACAGTTACTAGTCCTGTGATAGCATTTCTAATTAATCCAATCTTACCGAATAACAATTGGAATATAGCTGTAACTAATTTTATTGGACCTTTTAATGATGCCATTGCCTTACTTAATACTAAAGTTCCTGTTTTAGCCCAACCAAACTTAGTTACTAATGTGACTAATCTTGCTGCTAATGGCCCCAGAAAATCCATTACCGCTAATATTGGAGCAATTAAAAATCTAAATGCACCAACTAAAGTTATAATGATACCAACTAATTGCGCTGTAGCTGGATGCGCTTCAAATAAGTTAGCTATCCAACCGGTTATTGCAACTGCAACACGTAAAACCGCGCTAGCTATAGGAGCCATTGCTGTAGCGAATGCAACCAATCCTCTTGCGATGTTTCCAATCAATTGCATTATTAGTGGTCCATTAGTTTGTATATAGCTAACAAAGTCTTTAAACCCTTGTGATTTCCCGACAGATTCTGACCATTCTCTGAATTTAGCAGTCATTTGTTCGAGAGATTGGAAGATTCCAGTTGATGATCCACTGAATGCATTCATCAAATTGTTAATTCCAGCGAAAACATTTTTGAAAATATTACCAATGATAGGTAGATTTGTTTTTGTATATTCAATAAAACGAGTTATCGAATTTTGTCCTGATGCACTATTAGCCCATTTAGAGAAAGATTGTCCTAATCTATCTAACCAATCAGCCGACCATTGAAACAGTGGTGCTAATTGTGTGAACACATTGACTAATCCGTCACCGAAACCGCCTGCAGCACTTAATAGCTTGTTAAATACCGAAACACCAGTTGTATTCATCATGTTGAAGAATCTTGATGCTACACCACTATTTTGAGCCCATTTAAGTACACTTTGAGACGCCTCTTCCATTCCTCTTGAAATACCACCAAAAAAAGGTTGTAAGCTCTGCATTGCTGTTTTAACAGTATTTAAACCGTTTGCAAGAGTTGTGAAGATAGCGGATTGATTTTGTTTTATAATATCAGTCCATGCTGACTTTACGCCATCTAAAGCTTTTTTGTATTCGTTTGTTGCTGAGGTAGCTTGTAAAGTGCCGTCACTAAGCATCTTTATAGCGCTGATAGCCATTGCGCCAAATGCTACAAAGCCAGCACCGGCTATTGCTACAGCACCACCTAAAGCAAGTACACCACCAGTTAACACTTTGATAGCGTTTAATAGCGCAAACACTACAGGTACTACACTTGCTATTACAGGTATTAAGATACTGAAAGATGAAGTTAGTAATCCACCAACCATATTAGAACCTACAGTACCGAACACACGGAACATATTAGCTAAATTCCCCATCTGTCTTTGGAAATTGTCGTTTGCTTTTATTATGTAGGCATAAGCTTTCTTTAAACCATTAGTATCGACATCTACCTTTGTTGTTTTTTTGTTTGGCAATGCGTCTAATGATTTTTTAAACGCATAAATAGTTGGTATAGAAAGCCTTGTATCTACATCAAGTCGAGATCTAGTTTTATTTGGAATACTTTTAAGCTCTTCTTTAGTACGTTTGATTTTAGAATTAGCAACACTGTTGTCTACATCTAAAATAGCTTTGGCTTTAGACCTATTTAAAGCTTCAAGACTAGCTTTAGATACTTTTAACACTCGATTGAATTTACTGTTATCAGCATTGACGTCAATATTGACACGTTTCTTTTCTAGTTCTGATAACTTAGCTTCTGCTTCAGCGATATCTTTAGTTAACTTTTGTTTTTGTAACTTAACTTCTGGTGTAACTTCTTTTGAATCTAATTGATTTAATTCAAAACTTGCTTCTAAAGCTTTTTGTTGTAGATCTTCTATTTTAGCATCTAATTTAGCTTTTACTTTTTTGTTACTAAATGCATCTAAAGACTTTTTAGCAACCTTGATAGTTTTTTGTAATTTTTTATCATTAGCACTTAATTCAACATCTTTAGTCTTATCAGCTGTACGCTTGTATTTTTGCACTGCCTTAACCGCACTATCAATTTGCCTTTTGAATTTGGCTACACTAGCTTCAATAGTTGCTTTAATTTTATATTCCGTCACATTAACACCTCTCTTTCTATTGCTTATTAAATTCTGCTATAACTTTAAAGAATTCATTATTTTGTGGTTCGTATTCATCACGTTCGCTACTAAATCTTATATCTTTACCTTCGTTAAGCCGTTGGATATTTTCTTCATAAGGCAATACGTCGTTTGCGTTGTTAAAAACATATTCCTCTTTAGGTTTATTTTCTGTCCCAACATTTTTAGTAGCTGCAGCATCACGAATAGCAAAAGCAAGTTTGTAACGTTCGAATTCTTGGGTTAGCATTTCATACTCTTTCGCATACATTCGATAGTTATATTCTGTTAATGTCATTTGCTCAATAACGTTCAAATCTGTAATACCAAGTGTTGACATACAAGTTATAACGATTCTGTCGTAAGTTATTACGCTTCCGCTGGTTTCTCTTCCGCTTCTACTACTTCGACTAGGTTTCGGGTCATAGGTCGCTTTCCCAACTCCGTTAAAATATCCGAACCGAATTCTTCTAGCCCGATATTTTCTGCAATTTCATCTAGCGCTTCATCAATGTTATTAATAGTAATTGCTTGTTTTTTTAAATGAGATGTAGCTGCAATTAAAACTTCACCAATCACAACTGGATTTCCACTTTCTAAACCTACAGGCAACATTGATACACCTTGACCGATAGAAGCTTGTTCAACTTTTAAACCTAATCGGTTATCAATCTCTCTTAAAAATTTAAAACCAAAACTTAACTCTAATGACTTTCCGTTAATTTCTACATTCATAATTTAAAATCTCCATTCATGATTAATTTAAACAAAAATAAAAAGGGCTTAACGCCCTATTTTTATACCTCTCCTGGTGTAACCGGTGGTGAATCTGCTTTAGGTTGTGGAATTGCTGTTAAATCTTCGCCAGTTAACGCATCTTCTTTTGTAGTGTCGTGGAATCTGTATCCAGCCGCCTTAAGTTTCTTTGTTACAGCCTCAGGCAATGTTGCAAATCCACGTTGGAAACGACCATTCACTCCGTATTCATATTCATATTCATCAATACCGTTAGCTTCTGCTTTTAATTCAAATTTATTGTGGAAACCTTGGAAATATTTTGCTTTAAATTTAGCTGAATCTCCATTTTTGCCTGGTATTCTACTTTCAACTTCCCAAGCTTCATACAATACGCGATCTACAACTGCATCTTCAATTTCATCTGCAAAATCGTCACCATAAGACATTTTAGCAGTACCAGACATTGTTGATTCAACTGAACCGCCAGTGTTATAAGAACCGTCCATTGTATCCTCTGTATCTGTATCAGCTTCATGTGATAATCCGTATTCAGTTAAAAAAAGCATTTTAGTAGCATCTACTTTTTCGCCAGCTTTTCTAAACAAAATAATACGGTCATTACTATTTTTCATATTTGCCATTCAATATTCCTCCGTTTTTTAAAATGTTTTGTAAGATATCGTTATTGAAGTGTGTAGCAATTCTTGATTAGTAGTATCATCGACTAACTGTGCGATGTTAGTATCATCTTCTTCAAAGTCATAATCGTTTGCTTTAACGCTAGGTGTTAAATCATCGATACATCTTTTAACAAGTCCGTCATGATGTCCTAAATCATCACTTACACTCCAAATATCAATAACTAAATTCGTGTCACCAGAATAACTATCAAACGTGTATTTACTTCTGTTTGACTCCGGCATTTTTATTACAAAAAAAGGATACGGTATCTCTTGTTGCATCTCTTTACGAGAAACAACAGGGAATCCATATCCTTGTAGCGTTTCATACGCTTTATTATAAAGTTGTAAGTTCGGTGTCATGCTTTTATCTCCTATTCAAACAACGCTTTCAATTCTTCTACAGTTGATTTCCTAATCACTTCGTATACCGGCCACATAAAAGGTTCTGCCTCCATGTATCGAGTACCAAACTCTAAGAAACCACTATAAGCTGCATGTGATGTGATAGTGTATTGCAAATCGCCAGTTTTTTTATATCTGATATTGCGTGATAAATTACCAGTCCAATAACCCTTGTTCATTACTTCTCTAGCTTTCAATTTAGCTCGTACTACATATTCTTTGGATTTTTCCTGTAAAATATCATCTACATCATCATCGATGTTGTTTTTCATATCATGAAATTGGTTTAACAGTGCGTCTAATCCGTCTATATTCATCAATTGACCTCTTCTAAATAATATGACGTTTCGTGTCTGTATGTCCTTGTATCAACTATCTTGTAGCGAATACCATTAATTAACACGTGGCTAACAGGGTAAGATATTGATTCTTTTATCCTCAGTACACTTATATCGTTTTTTACATCGCCAAATTCAAGTTGCTTTCTTGCTCTAGAAATAGGATTAATGTTGCATGGTATCGCATCATAAGTGATTAGCGCGTTTTCTTTTTTGCTAGTTTTAGGAAAGTAATTATCAATAATAGCTTCATACTCCTTGAAATCATTCAATTCATACGCATTGCTACGTCCGTCAACCGCTTCCGATGTCATACCTTCAGCACCAATCCTGTTGTAGCGTTTAACTGCAACCTCTTTAATCATGTAATTAAACCTTTCCGGTATTTGTTCAACCTCAATAGGTAACATTGATAACAACTGGCTTTCGCAACTTTTTATGATTTCCTCTAATTGTTCATCTTGCTTTTCATCTTTAAGACCAATACGTTTTTTTACATCAGCTAGCGTAGTCATATAATCACCTACTCTAGTGACTCAAAAGCATTGATAATTTCAGCTTTTGTTTGTTTTTCATCAACTTGTAAGCCAGCAACGCTTGCTATTTCGACAAGTTCTTTTTTGGTTAATTTGTCATTTACAATGTAAATCATTTGTTCGTTGCGTTTATTTTCAACACTAGCTAAAGCTTTGATACGTTCATCTGTAGGATTATAACCTTTGCGAGGGTAGACATGCCCTTTCATATAGACATGTCTGTTATCTTCTAAATCTGTAAAATCTACTTTAACAATTCCAATGATTTCGGGCATGTTACCACTCCTAATTATTTATTAAACTTCTCCTGGAACTGAAGCTGGTTTTTCATCAGCAGGAACTAACTTAGCAAACGCTTTATCATCAGCGATATGCAACGCTACATGCATAGTTGCACGTAATGCCACCATGTCTTGTTCAAACAAGTTTACAGGTGTTCCATCTTCATTTTTGACTGTAGATAATTGTGCAGTTTCATCGATTTTGTATTCAATTAATTGAGGGATACCGTAAATCAACTTATCGAAATCACCAGTGATTAACTCACCACGTTTTAAGTTGCTTGATTTAAGGTTAACCACAGGCAGACCGTCTAACGAATCACTGTTACGGTCATAAATACGTTCTTTCGTTTCAGGATCTACAATTTTACGTAGCAAGCTTCTGTTTTGTGTTTTTGAGATAAACGCATTTGCTTCTAATTCGTCATCTTCAAGTAATGCCTCTAAATCAATAATGTTATCTTGTGTGAAGTCACCTTTAATAACCTTATTAGTTTTTTCAATTGATTGTGCAATTGATTTACCGAATGGATTGTTACCTTGATTCAAAATACCCGCTTCATCAAACTTTTTATAGAAAGCTTCAGCAATCATAGGTTTCATCTCTTCAAAGAATTGTGAATAAGTGTAATTCAAGAATTCTTTTGTTACAGGTAAGATAACCCCTAATTTAAACGCTCTCATAGTAGCGTTAACCCATGTAGCTTTAGATGTTTCGATTTTTTGACCTTCACCTACCCAGTAAGCACCCGGTTTATCAGCCCAAAAAGTAAACTTCTTCTCAGTACCTTCCATTGGTTCGTACTTACCTAATTGCATGATTTTAGAGTTTTCCATAACCTCTTGTAAGATAGGTGTTGTAAAGTCGTTTAACAACGTACCGTCTTTCTTTTCATGCATCATTACATTGTCAGGGTTAAATACTTGTGGTTTAACATTGTTACTTGCAAAATGTTGCAAGTTTAATTTTAATTTTTGTGTTTGTTCCATTTAAATGCCTCCGTTAATTTTTAATAACTCTTTTTTGTCTAGCTATTTCAGCTAAGTTTTGCGGTTTATTTTTAGTCGAGTGATTAAACGAATCTCCACCAGTCAATGGCGATTGTCTAGCGTTAACCTTAACCGCTTCACTAACCGCTTTTTTAACTGCATTAGAAAAAGCTTCAACATTCAATTTAGTTTGTTCAGCAGTATCTGTTACAACTAAATTAACAACCCCATCTGATGAATCAACTTCCGCTTCACTCAACATTTTTCTTGCTTCTGAACGCATTTCGTTTAATTGTTTTTCTGAACGTAATTGTTCCAGCTCTTTTTCCATTTGTTCGCGTTCATATTCAGCGATTTGATCTTTGTTCATTTTTGCTAATCGTTTAGCTTCATCAACAGCTTCTTGTTTCTCTTTTTCTTTCTGCTTCATACGACGACTTAATTCTTCTTTAAGACGCTTGTTATATTCTTCTTGTAGTCTTTTTTCGATTTCTTCTTCTGAATTAGTCTTTGTGTCTTGTTTGTCTTTGCCTTCATCATCGTTGTTATCTTTTGATTTTCCATTATCTTCATCCGATTCTTCAGCAAAAAACTGTAATTTGAGTTTTAACTTCTCTTGGATATCCATAGTTTTTACACCTCATTTATTTACTCTTGATTAGTTTTAAGCCATACATGGTTCGGGCTGTAACGCTTGCACCTTTTATTGTCATAAGCATGGTTTGGACATAAAAAATAGCCAACACAATTAAGTGCTAGCTATTAAAAGAGTGGTTCGTTATATTTCGATTTTTCTTTATCGGCTAATACTACCGACCTTACACTGTCTAAGTTTGCATCAACAATAACTGTTTCGTTTTGCTTTTGTAACTCTTTACGTATACCTTTTAACTCTCTTGCTATGTCTCTAAGGTATTTGTCAGTATTACTCATATTTGTATCCTCCAAACATTTAATTTACTGTCATACAAAACTAACTTGCCTTTAAAAAACTTTACTTTTAAATCAATCACCGCTTTTCACTTTCCCTCCGAAGTATTTTGTTTTTCGTTTTTTATTTGGTTTTTTCGGCCACATAGATTTAGGTAGCAAAGCACAATCTGAACGACAATTAATATGCATAGGGTAGAAATTAACTCCAATTTTAGCGTCTTTAACTTTAAATATTTCTCCGTTAAGCCCTTTACATACTTTAGTTGTTCTATTATCGATTTTTGCAATATACATATAATATCCTTCTGGTGAGATTTCTTTCATGCTGTCAATACTTGATTGTGCGTGAACACGTGCCGATTCTGTATAAAGCAATGATTTAATTGCTGCGGTCTTTTGTCGTGCTGTGCCTTCGAATTTATTTAGGTGCTTACGCATATCTTTAACGTATTCGTTAGGATGTCGACCTCTAATAACTACATTAGCTATTATTTCTTCTATTTCTTGCTTCATTTCTTCGGTATTAGTCCATAATCGCTCTGACCAAACGACACCATGAAATTGTGTATCAACGATTGTATCTATAACTTCTTTAGCTACTTGTACACCTTCACCTAAAATACCCGCTTGATCACTGAACACACGATAAGCTGTTGATTCGAAGTATTGCCTCATCGATAATTCTGTTTGAGCTGTTGCATAAGCAATTAAGAATTCGATTTGAATCTTTAACATTTGTTCTCTAGATACATACATCTTAGTGTTATACTTCTTTAATTCTTCATTTGCTCTATCGCTAAAATCTTTGTTTTCGACCAATCTTTTTGCTTCTTCTTGAAACGCTTTTACATCGAACTCATCAATAATCTTTTGTGCTTCTTTTAATGTAACACCTGCAAAATCTCCGTACTTAACAATAAACGCATTGATTTCTTTTTCAATGCGCTTAATCATCATATTCAATATACGTTCTATTTCTTCAGCTTTAGTTTTATCACGCTTCAACTCATTCTCGATTGCTTTGCGTCCGCGTTCTTCCCAATATTCTTGGGTGTTTTTGTTAGGCAATTACAATCATTCCTTTTTATCAACAGAATCTTTTGTGTTATTGTCTTGTTCATCGTCATTGATGTCTCTAGGGTCTTTATAAATACCTTTTTGAGCTTTTTTAATAGCTTCTATTTCATCTTTTTTGATTTTTTTAACTTCTAATTCAGGGTCTTGGAAGAATGAGAATAGAGACATTAAAGTTGTTTGGCTGATTTTACCGCCAGAGTCCATATAAGCTTTCAACTCTTCAATCAACGACTTAGGCAAGTTTCTGTTGTATACATATCTAACAGTGTTGAAATCCTTACTAGCGTCAATCGACCGTGTGTTTTTAAGTATCGTCTCTAATAACTTAGCACGACGTCTTAGTCCTTTTGTGAACAACCCTTCTTTAGTTTTAGTACGTTGTTCTAATCCGAATAATTTGTATTTCATTGCCTCGCCCGATTGAGTACCGCTAAAGTTATCATCTTTCATATTAGGTGTGTTGGTAAACATGTGTATATCGCTGTTTAAACGGTCTTTATAAGCTTCAGTACCTTGTACGTCGTATTGCTTATAAATATAACCACCATCAACTGAGCCTTCTGTTTCGATACCGGTATCCCTATTCTCATAAACGGTTGGTTCTAAAAACAACACGTTAGCTTCTTTTTGTTTTTTAACTTCTACAGGATCTAAATTTAAATTACCTTTAATTAGTAACATAGCGTCATTTAAATCGCTCATATAGTTAGCTGTATCTGATTCAGCATTATCATACAAATCAATCAAAGTGATTACTTTTTCATAATCTCCTTTTCTTTTTTCGTTGTTGCTGAATTCTGTAATAGGCATATGTTCGAATGAGTGTGATTCAAAACTGTTTTCACGTGGTGTAAGCTTCCAACCAGCCGTTCTGCTAGTGAGGTACTTATATACACCATGTGAAGTGAATAAATCAACAGTGAATAATTCATCTTCGTCTGTCTTGTCTATTGGTTTAGTTCTTAGATATCTAACCCCTGCTATACTGTTACGTTCAACTGTGTTGTCGTATATGATAAAAGTGCTCATTGCATCAATCTTATATAAACGAGTTTCATCATCTTGATTTCTAATCATTAACTCATAAGCTTTACCATAAATTGATAAGTCCAATCCTAGAGATCTATTGTGCGACTCAACATCATTCAAATCATTGAACGCCTCAATAGCTTCTAATACATCTTTGTCATCATCTTGGTATTGAATAGGATTACCTAAGAAATAACCGTTAATGAAATCACTAATATAAGATGCGTAATCATGAGCTACACGATTGTCTGCCATGTACTCTTCTTTCCGTCGTGTCAATTCAACTAAGTTTTTAGTTTTACCTTCGTAATAATCACTTAACACTTTTAATCTAGGTCGTTGATAATCCATGTGATGTTCAATATATTTACTTACTTCATTAACGTTTTGCAACAAATCATCTTCTGTTCCGTCATATGTGTAAACAACATTAGCTTCATCGTTGTACAAATAATTCCTGTTTTCTCGTAAATCAGTATCTGTTTCAAATTCATTTACTTTTAACATGCGTTCCCTCCTATAATCCTAGAGATTTAATTACTTTTGTTTTACTTTCTGCATTCTTCTTGCGTTTTTTTAATTTAATATGGTATTTTTCAAGACTATATCTAAGTGCATCCATTAAATGATTGTTTTTATCTATAGGCTTGTTAATCCAATTACCTTCACTGTCTTGGTCAAAAGTATATGTGTTTAATTCTTCGATAGTATGTACGCAACTAGGGTGTACATACACTTTAAAACCTTGAATAAATTGGACGCCCTGCATTATGGTGTTCGCACCTTTTACTGAAGGTTTGATATTAGGCACACCCTTTCTACTTATTTCAGTTATCAACCTTTTTTCAGCGCTATCCGCAACTATATGTGCATCTTGATAACCTTTATGTTTAATCATTTTTATAATGTCATCTGTCAACATGGCTTTTTCTGAATGTTCGTCGTATATCCATAACTCTTTATTTTTTAAATCAACTACAGTGTTAATTAGAGTGGTAGGGTCAAATGTAAAACCAAAATCCATACCATGCGCAATTTCTTGTGTTCGCTTAAACTTCTCTCGCCAATCGAAATCAGTGACTTTAAAGTTATCGAATACAAGCCCCTCTGCAACGCCCCAATCTCCATCACAAACAATTCTTGCACGTCTAGGATTCTTTATATACAAATCTTCATATCGTTCAATATCGACTTTGTCTAGCCATTCATTAACTCTATAAGTTGTTGTATCTGAAAAAGTATTGTTTAATTTTGTTTCTTCATCAAAAAATGTAGGCTTCAACCAATGTCTTTCCGACCACGGGTTAAAAGTAACTGTGATTTGCTTGAAAAATTCCGGACTATCGTAGCTACCACGTATCGACTCAACAACAGTACTAAACTTATCGAATGTTTCTATTTGATAAGCCTCTTCAAACCAAGCCCAACACAAAATGCCAGTATCAACAGTAATCGATGTTATTTTCAATGGATCGTCTAAACCTCTAAACAGTATTTTTTGTCCAGTAGGTTTATACGTTATTTCTGGCAAACTTTCGTTAAATTTAAATAAGTGAGCAACGCCTAATTGGTTAGTTGCCCACTTTAAATCTGTATACGTTGATTGTTTGTTAGTGTTGCTAAATCTTCTGACTACAAGTATATTTGCCCAATCATATTTCATTATTCGATAAATGAAATTAATAGCGGTAGTTTTACTTTTCTTGCTACCCCTTGAACCTTTAACAACACGGTAAAAGTTTTTGTTGTGCCAAAACTTATTGTAGCCACCACCGATTTTATTTTTTAGATCAAGTATTTCATACATGACTAATCATCTTCCGGAATATTATCGACAAACATTGGTATTTTGTAGTCAACTTCTTGTTTGTCTGTAAATAGTTTATGGTGTCTGCCTAACATCTCTAAGGCTCGGTTTTGGTCGCTGATTTTAGGAGACTTAGAAACTAGTTGAATGTGTTCATCGTATACTAATTGCATTTTGCCAGTATCCGGATTCTCTTTATAGTCTCCAGTTTTTGTTACGACAACTTCAACTTCTGAGTGTTCTCCTCTAGCTGTTCTAGTTAGCCTATACAACACTTCTTTACCCGACATAATATTCTCATCAAAGAGTTTTGTTTCAACCTCCTTGATATAGTTCTGAATTTCAACATTCTTCAACATACGCTGTCCTTGTGAGTACGCTGTCTTTTCGCTATATCCAGCATGTATAGCTGACTTAGTAGCATTGCCATAACATTCAGTACCGGGTATTGTATATACTTCTGCAAACAAACGTTGCTTTTTAGTTAATTTGTTCATTTCATTTACCACCAACTCTCGCGCTATACGCTTTTTAAAATTAAAAAAGGGATTGGCTATAATCAGCCAACCCACATAGATCCTTTATTCCTAATTGCGATAAGGGAAACGCAGTAAGATAGTCAATATCTTACGCTATCATATTAACACCGAAAGTGACGTTATTTTTCCAGACTTTTTCCAAACTTAATGTATTATACCTAATTCATCTGCTAATCTAACTAGTATGTCCTTCCTCATATCATAAGCCGTAGATTTACTTACGTTTATTTCTTGTGCCACACCAGTTAGATTTAACGTTCTAGGTTTTTTGAAATAATAAAGTTCCATAAGTTTTTGAGTCTCTACAGTGCTATGATTATACACAACTTCTATAGCCGACTTCATTCTAGCTAATTGCGATAATCTTCTATCATTAACAACTCTAATAGCTTTTATTTCAGTTACACTTACATTGCTTTGCACCCTATCTCCACCGATATTAGTATCTTGTTGACTCCACGGGTTTAAAACTTCATCTCTTACACGCGCTATATCTTTATCGAAGTAGTTGTAATTGCTTAATTCACTTTCTAAATATCTTTGCGTTGATTTTCTCAAACTCATTCGTTTAACCCCCGTTAATCTTCAAAATGTCTCAATCTACTTCTTAATATTTCTATCTCTCGCTCTTTAACTTTTACATCGCCTTTTAACTGTTCAGCTTGTAACATCACACCAAACAATAAAATGACTAATAATATAATTGCTATGATTAACCACATCATCTACTCCGACACCTCCGCCCTCATCAAATCCGACTGGTCGCATAGATGAGCGAAGTCACTCGGCGCCTCTACATCATCATTAGCCGTCATCATAATATATACTTGCTCAGTTACATACTT